GTTTCATTAGATGCTATGCCAGGTGGGGTTGGACAAGTATTTTTCTCCCATATGATATTGCAAGCGAAGCGGTCTGGATGGATTGAGGAGAATAAAGAGAAGGTCGGATTTGATATAGAGGTACGGTTGCGTAAATCCAAGGCTGGTGGAATGCCGTTCAATTCTTGTACTATTCCCTTTAGACTTGAGGGTGGATTTGATATAGTGGAAACATGGATACGAGAAGCATTAGATATGGGGGTATTAAAACAAGCGGGGCCGTGGTATGCGTTGCCAGATAAGAGCGATAAATTAATGGGATTGAATAATGTTAAGACTTTTTATTTAGACAATCCTGATAAGTTTGACTCTCTAAAGGAACTGGTTGGTGGATAATAGTATTTAGTCGAGAGGTATAAAAGAATGATAATATATGAATACATGGCAGTAGATTTATCTTTGTATGGTGGTACAGGCTCTGTTATTGCAGCATTCAACGAGCAGGGTAATATAGGATGGGAACTTGTTGCTGTTATGGGCGGTATTGGGTATTTTAAACGGTCATCGGATAATGGGTTTGATGCATCAACGTCCTCTGTTAATACTGAGGATTCCAGTATGACTATCATCACTACTAAAAATCTTTCGGGTGAAGAAGTGGCGTTGGAAGAAGATGAACCGCCGAAACGTAGGATTGGAAGGCCCCCGAAGGAAAATAGAAATGTTGGGGTTATGTTGGCAGAAGATACTATAATGCCAGCACCCGACAGTATTCAGTAATTTGAAATCTCGTGATTTCACTGTACAAGAAAATTATATAGCAGAAATCTTAACTGAGTTAGGGTTGCGTTATGAGCAGCAATATTCTATCGGTTCTAGAACGGTTGATTTTTATCTACCTGAGATAAAAAGTGTAATCGAAGCTGATGGGGTGTATGGTCATCTTAGAAAGGCTGATAGAAAAAGAGATTTTGAATTAATGAATTTGGGTGTAAAAGATATTTTTCATATAAGAAATACGACTAAGCCCACTATACTCGATACATTGGTAGGTTTATTTTGTCAGGAATAAAAGCAATATTACGTCAAAGGGAGCATAAAGAACCTTTGACTACAAAACATGATGAATGGCTAGTAAAAGAAATTGATAGACACTTAACTTCAACTTCTGACCAACGGCCAGTTTCTAAAGATGTATTTTATCCTTCTTATCTAGGCTCTACGTGTGATAGATTGTTATATTTACACTATAATGGTCTACTCCCAAATCCTAAGTTTGATTCTAAGACGTTAAGAATTTTTGCTCATGGACACGCCACTGAAACTAGATACAAAGATATATTTACTAAGATGCGACTTTTATTGGGTTCAGAAGTTCAGGCTCGTTATGATAATCCATGTATTCATGGACGAGCAGATTTCATTCTGAATTTTCCTGAGTTTGGTAGAACTATTATTGAATTAAAAACTATTAATGAGAGAGGATTTTCTAATTTAAGTGTACCTAAAGCAGACCACGCAATTCAGTTACAAATTTATTTGAGTACTTTGAGTATTGATAATGGGTTTGTTTTGTATGAGTGTAAAAATGACCAGCAACTTAAAGCGTTTCATGTTAAGCGGTCTGTGTCAGAGTGGGATTCGATTATAGAACGATGTATTAAAATACAAAATATGACGGTTGCCCCAAAATTATCTACTGTTAAACATGATAAATATTGTGTTTGCGTAAATATAGAAGAAGAGTGAAAAATGCTTGATATACAACAACATGACACACATTTAGAGGCTGTATTGCGACGAGTTGATTCGTATTTTGAAAAATTAGACCTTCCTAAATTAGAGGCGGATGTAGAGGCTCCGAAAGTTATATCTATTTCAGACCTAGAGGATTGTACAAATAAAGATTTAGAAAATTATCTTTTGTTGTTTGGGGGGTTTCGTTCTTATTTAGACACTAAATTGGCTTCTGTTGAATCTAGAAAGACGATATTGGAAGCTACTTTTGAGGAAGGTTTGAATAGGATGTTGTATCTTTTAGAAGAAAAATATGGTGAGGAAGGGCGCAGAAGACCTAATAAAGAATCTTTGCGTGGAGAAGCTATCGCTACAAATTCTAGCCTAAAGCGAACTAGACAGGAGTTGATTGAAGAGGAGGGGCTGTATATTCGTTTAGCTGGTGTACGTAACGCTTATAAATCTATGTATGATGCTGTTAGTCGAGTCGTAGCTTTACGTGTTAGCGGTGGTGAACAGGTGTAGATGGGATATTATATAGGTATCGATTGTAGTTCTCGCTCTGTTCATTTTGTTGTTTTAGATGTTAATGAGAAGATTATTTTGATGGATAAATGTGTGGATGCATCGAGAGATATTGAAGCACGTTTTAATAGTGTGTGTACTCAATTTAGTGACTACATAACTAATCAATCAGATTTATTTTTGGATAGCATGGCTACCATTGAGAATCCAGTTATGATTCAAAATGTTAAGGCTACTATATCAATTACGAATGTTATTGCTGGGGTGAAGCGAGAACTTTTTAGGAACGATATTTCTTATTGGGCGATTGATAACAAATCGTGGAAAAAAGATGTTCTTGGTAATGGGGCTGCATCTAAAGAAGAAATTTTGAAGTTTGCAGAGATGAAATGGGGTAAGGTTTTTACTGAGCAAGATTATGCAGATGCGTCTTGTATTGCACTTTGGGGGCTTGTAAAGTTTGGGCGTACTAGAGTATAATTTTGAGAGTTGTTTTAGACATATGTGTTTATGGTTGTTCTGTTTTTTGTAGAATGGAATATAAAATAAAAATCTAAATCTAAATTTTAGGAGAACAACATATGTTAGGAAATGAGGAATTACATTCCCAGATTTTATATCCCGTGACCAGAGTTAGGGCAGGGAATGCTGGTGGTTCGGGGGTGGTTGTGTATTCAGAACCAGACCCTAAAAAGCCTAATGAGTATATAAATATTGTTCTTACTTGTCAGCATGTAGTTGATGGGGCTATTAAAATGCGGGATGAGTTTGATAGTGTATTAAAGCGTAGTCGGAAGACTGATTATTTTGAAGAAGTTATTGTTGAGATTTTTCAATATTTAGGGAGTAGGCTTATTTCATCTAATGCTACTTCAGGGGATATTATTGCATATGATAAATATCATGATTTAGCAGCTATTAGACTACATAATCCTAATAAATTGGATTATGTAGCCTCTATTGTACCCGAAGATGAAATTAATGATATTCGTTTTTTTCATAATGTAGTAACGTGTGGTTGTAGTTTGCTTCATGACCCATTTGGAAATATGGGAACAGTCACCGCTTTGCGAGAAGTTATTGAGCAGAAAAACTATATTATGGCAAATGCGCCAGCCATTTTTGGTAATTCTGGTGGTGGGTTGTTTCATGGTGATACGGGTCATTTATTGGGATTGACTTCTAGAGTGACTGTTACACAACTGGGATTTGGGTTAGATGTGCAGGCATGGATGAATTTTAGTACTCATCCAGAACGTTTGTATGAGTTTTTTAATAACCAAGAGCTTAACTTCATTGTTGATAGTTCTGATGATTACCATAAAGCAATGGCTCGTAGAACGGAGCGTAGAAGGGAAGCTATACGAGATTTATTTGTAACTGATGATAAGGAAGAGCAACAAGGAGTGGTAGATGACTAAGCAAAAAATTAAGGCTAGAGAGTGTTGTATAGATAGTACAGTGTCCTGCAAGTGTGAGTCTGATGAAAAGTGTATAGAGATTTTAAAGCGGTACGCTAAAGTTGTTTATTGTAATGATGATAAGTGTTTGTTTAATGTAAGTTTACCATATGATTATTTTGTGAATCGTGGTAGAAATCACAAACCTTTTAAGGATGATTCCTTTCATGGGGTGTGTGGTCGGGTTGATATTGGCCTGAGAATGAAAGAAATTAAAGAAGAGCATGTTACTCATAAAAATGTTATTTGTACTGTTCGTAGCGATAAAGAGTATAAAGGTCATATGGACTTTTCCAAACTTTTGCAATCGGATGGTACTCCATATGGTGGAATTATACCGGAGCCAGTTGACCCTGGTTCTGCCTATGGGATTAGGTAATGATAAATGAGGTCACAAACATCTACTGAAGATGAGCGTAAAAGAGCATTAGAATTGTATTTGGAAGGGAGTAAATCCTTTCCTAAAATGGCTGAAATTCTTAGTGATGAGTTTGGTAGAGATGTAAGCGTTAATGCTCTTTATTCTTGGAAACGTAAATATGATTGGGAAGATTTAAAAGCCAGACAACAAATTGTTGTTGTTCAAAAATTGGCTGAAATTGATGAGAATGAAATAGTAGCTGACCAGAAAAGACAACTGGATAGTTACAAATATCTTTCTGATAAAAGTCGTTCTGCGTTAGAGACATTGCAATTTGGCGATGCGATGGAAGCCACTAGAGCTATGGATATTGGGATTCAGGGTGAGCGTAAGGTTCGTGGTGGGCTAATCAATTTGGAATTTGTTCAAGAGTGTATGTCAATTATACTTAATCATATCGATGATGAAGTTATATTAAAGAGTTTAGCTGGAGATTTCCGTAAATTATTAATGAAGTATAAAGATACTTAAATACTAGATTTTTGAGAGTGCTATGCCACGAACCTATAAAAAGAAAACTGAAAAATTAGTTACGTTTGAAGATGGGTTACAGGAACTTATAAATACTCTTGATAATAGACAATCTATCAATACTGGTTCATTTTGGGAATTTACACGAGATATTTGGAGTCAAGGATACGAACATAAAAGTTACTTTGATGCATGGCATGTTGGAGTTATTTGTGAGGATGTAGATAGGGCGTTATCAGAAGGAAAGGGATATGTAGCTATACTTCCAAGAGGTCATTTGAAATCGACTATTTTGGGGTATGCTTTTTGTGTTTGGCTTATTCTGAATTCTGAACAAGATTCATCTATTCTTTATTTATCCTATAGTGATGGTATGTCTCGTTATCATATTTCTGAGATGAATCGTCATATACGTAGAAACTCCCAGTTGATGGAATGGATGACTGACCGTTCTCCTAATGCTGATTATTCATTTAGATATATGGTTAATGGTTTTCGTGCTGAAGTTGCACATGGCGGTCTTTTTTCATTTAAACGGGGTATGCATTTGAACGGCGCACTTATTTGTGATGACCTTATGCGTGACCCCGAAAATCCGCTAAATATTTCTACCCTCTCTAAAATTGAAGAGTGGTTTTACACTGAGACTCTTTATATTCCTAACAGGGGTGTTCCAGTTATTGTATTAGGTACTCCTATGCTACCAGGGGACTTACTTTTTAAATTACAGGGGGATGAACGCTTCCTTTCACGAGTTCTTCCAGCTTTAGACCCAATTCCCGGTAGAAGGGTATTGATGCCTGAATTATATACTGAAGCGGAACTTTTACACCAAAAACAGATTAGACCTAAATCCTTTGCGTCTGAAATGATGCTCACTCCCTATTTGAGTACTGAAAGTTATTTGAATGACGAAGATATTGGTAAATGTGAAAACGATAAATTAGAATCTTTAAATCCATACACTAAACATGATATAGAAGCTGATTTTGTATTTGCTGGATTTGACGTTGGTAAGAAACGACATCCATCTCATTTAGCTATTTTTAAGATTAAGGACAAGATTATTACTCAAATACATCAAGCGTTTTTGGATAGTTGGGATTACACTGAACAGATTTCACATTTGAATTTGATTGCTGAAAATTTTGATTTAGATAGAGCCTACGTCGATAATACTAGGGGGGAGTTGGAAGAGAGAGGATTGAAATCTATTTGGAATCCTCTGACATTTACTTTGAAACAAAAACGTAAGATGGCCCAAGTTTTTGAAGAATATGTGAATTCGGGTAGACTTCAATTGATAGCTGATGAAAGACAACGTTCACAAATAACTTGCGTTAATAATGAACTTAAAGCACCGGAAACACCACTAGGGCATGGAGATTCTTTTTTTTCCATTGCTATGGCTTTATTAGCTTGTTATGAGCAAGAAACTTCTTCTACAACATTGATTGGTGATATGAATGATTTCACTCCGAAACGGAATGAAAATTCACTTGAACCCAAGTTTGATGGAGAGTATAATAGTGATTCTAATGAAGAAACATGTCCTGATTGTGGTAGTAAAAATGCTTGGATATCAGCAAATTCTCTCTGTTTAACTTGTTATGCTGGCTCTCTTTCGTTAAAAGGAACTCCTGATTTAGGGAAACCTAATGAAGAGAAGATTAACTTCCCCCTCTAAGTAGATTACCCATATTATATTTTTGAGGTTTATACAATGGAGAATTTGGTATTATCCTATGAATCCCCTGTAACTGCTAATGGAATGCAGATTTTACAAAGTCGATATTTTTTAAAGAATTCAGATGGTTCGTTGAAGGAAAACACCCCAGATGAATTATTTACACGGGTAGCGTTTGCTGTTTCTAAGGCTGAAGAAGATTCTGAGTATTGGGGGAATCGATATAAAGATGAATTATTGATTCCCCTTATTTTTCTTCCAAATTCTCCAGTGTTAATGAACATGGGAACTGGTGCTGGTACAGGGAGTGCTTGTTATGTTGTGAATCTTGATGACAGTATGAGTAGCATCATGCAAACTGCCTATGATGCTGCCATGATTGAAAAATATGGCGGGGGAATAGGCTTTGCTCTTTCTGATATTAGACCTAAAGGGTTTCCGATAACTACAACTCATGGTAAAGCATGTGGCCCTGTTGCTGTTTTGCGTATGCTTTCCGAAGTTGGGACAATGATTACTCAGGGTGGTAAACGTGATGGCGCACATATGGGAGTGCTAGAGGTTTATTCTCCCGATATTGAAGAGTTCATTGGTTGCAAAACTACTGAGGGCAAAATCCATAATTTCAATATCTCTGTAGGTGTAGATACAAATTTTATGGATGCTGTTAAGAATGATGAATATACTCATTTGACTTGGCCTATGTGTCGGGAAAGGCATCCTATAAAGACTGCTGAAACTGGCATGGGTCAAGCGATGGATTGGGATACGTGCGGTAGGATTGAGGGAAAGTTGATTCGTGCTAGGGAGTTGTTCTCAAAAATTATTCATGGTGCATGGTCAAATGGTGAACCGGGTATGGTTTGGCTTGACCGCATGAACGAAGATAACACAACTCCAGCACTAGGAACTATCAAAGCCACAAACCCATGTGGAGAACAACCCCTTCTATCATCTGAATCTTGTAATTTGGGAAGCATAGATATTTCTAAATTGGTAGATGATACTCATGGAGTAGCTGGGGTATTTGATTTTGACCAGTATCGAGAAGTTATTTGGTTAGCTACGAGATTTTTAGACAATGTAATTGATGTTAATGTTCATCCCACTGAAGATACTGCTGAGATGAATAAAAAGACCCGAAAAATAGGTCTTGGTATTATGGGATTTGCCGATTTCTTAATTAAGATGGATATTTCTTATGGTAGTGAAGATGCTATAGATTGGGCTAATACATTAGGGGAAATTTTAAAGGTAGAATCAGATAATGCATCGTCTGAATTAGGACAGGAAAAGGGTAGTTTCCCTGCATTTGAGGAAAGTACTTTGAATGTTTTGAATGGCGGTGAATGGCTCCACATGCGTAATGCATGGCGTAGGTCGATTGCCCCTACTGGCACTATTTCTATGATTGCGAATTGTTCGTCTGGAATTGAGCCTTTATTTGATTTGGCATTCAAAAAACATAATATGTCTGCTGCCTTAGAAGGGGTGGAATTATATTATATCCATGAAGGTTTGAAGAACCGTGTTGCTCCTTTATTCAATACTAACGGAAATTCAATGGAGAAATATATATCTGAGGGGCATGACGTTAAAGATTTGCTTTCTGATTCTCATGAGAGAAGTTTATTTGTTACGTCTGGGGATATTGATTATAAATGGCACATTCGTATCCAAGCTATGTGGCAAAATTATATTGATTCGGGTGTAAGCAAAACTATCAATCTCCCAAATAGTGCTACAGAGCAGGATGTTTGGGATTCCTATATGCTGGCTAGTGATTTGGGTTGCAAGGGTATCACTGTTTATCGTGCCGGGAGCAGGGAAAGAGAGGTATTGGTTTCTTCTACCAGTGATAATAATGGGGCATCTACTAGTAGTGCTGTATTAGTTCGGCCTGAGTCTGTACAGGGGGTAACGTCTAGAATTACTACTGGACACGGGAAACTTTTTATGACCTTGAATTCTAACAATGGAAGCCCCTTTGAAGTATTTTCTCAGATAGGGAAATCTGGTCAGTGTGATGCAGCTTATTTAGAGGCTATTTCACGGCTAGTTTCCTTGTGTCTGCGAAACAATATTATGCCTGAGACAATCCACCAACAATTGAATGGTATTGTTTGTTGTCCTGTCTGGAGTGAGGGTACACAAGTACATTCTGTTCCTGATGCTATTGCACTGGGATTGAAAACTCATTTTATCGATAGTCATGATGGTGTGTCTAGTTCCGATAATGGTAAGTTCGGGGCTGGTGGAGTATGTCCAGAATGTGGTAGTAATACTGCTTATCAAGAGGGTTGTATTACATGTACTTCTTGCGGGTGGTCTAAATGTAGCTAGTTATTTAATTGTGTGGTAAAATATTTAATTGAGGATAGATAAGAAAAGATGGTGCTAGGTAGTTCATTGCGTCAATTTGAGAAACAGTATGTTTGTTCCAGAGATGATAAAGGGACTTGGAGAATTGTAGACCTGTGGCATAGAGAATTAGAGGGTATAAATTTAGAGGATGATATTCCTGATAGTCATCCAGCCATTAAGATTTTGACTGAGGGAGAGTTTCTTGAGTTAATAAATGAGTCAAAAAGATTGGGGATGATGCAAAAATTGGAAGAGTCAGGGGAGTTTTCTATTTCTTCAGAGGCATATGATTCAGTTTGTGCGGAACGAGATAATCTTAAAATGGAATTAGAAAATGGTACTGCTGGTACTGCTGGTACTACTGGTACTACTGGTACTACTGGTACTGCTGGTACTAAGATTAAACTAGGAGTAGTTATTGAAGGGTCAGAATCGTTTCAACTTGCTAATAAAAAATTGGATACTTTGTTAAAATTGTCGAGTCTTGGAACTCTAAATGAGGATTTAACTAAGGCTGTTTTATTGTTAGGTGGAAATAGTGAGTTAAGTTCTGCTGATGAATAATACTGTAGGTTGTTTGAATGAAAATATCAGAACTTCTGCCTGAATTACCTGGCGTTTTACAATATCAGCAAAAATTAAATGACCTTTCTAATATAGTTGATTTGATGAAGGCTTCCCCAGATGGAAGCCCTGAAAAGTATCGGGTTCCTACTCTGGGTCTAGACCATGTTGTAAATCAATGGGTACGACAGCAAATGGCGTACCGAATGAATCTGGTTCAAGATTTATTCACCATTGCAATGACGGTTGAAGAGATTCGTGGGCCTA